CATTAACTTCAATCAGCGCTAATATAATAAATGGAAATGATTTATTATATTATGTTAGTGCAATAAGTGGTAATTATACATCTTATGGTGTTGAATTAGGAAAATTATTTGGTGGTGATGGAGGTGGAACAAATAACTTAATTTCTGACATAAGATTTAGTGATGATAGTTTATATATTCAAACGGGATATGTTGGAATAAATAAATCACCAATTGTTCCATTTGATGTATCAGGAGAATCTGCTTTTGATGGAAATATGACAATTGATGGAAACGTTGATATTAATGGAAGTACAGAAACAATTGGTTTAACTGTAACAGGAACAAGTGGATTAAATATTCTTAATGTTTCTTCAAATGCCACAATTTCTGGTAATACAAATGTTAATATAATTCATTCAACAAAAAGTGATAAAAAGTTAAGTTTTCTTGAAATCATTAATGTTATTTATCCAATTGGAACACTTTATACCACAACAATTGCAACAAATCCAGGAACAACATTTGGCGTAGGAACTTGGGAAGTATATGGAGAAGGAAAGGTTTTAGTTGGTAAATCTTCTTCTGGCACTTTCGCAACAGCGGGATCAATTGGTGGTGTGGAATCAGTTACACTAACCTCGGCACAATCAGGTGTTCCTGCTCATGGGCATACAACAACCACTGATAGTCATTATCATAATTTATTTGGCTCAACGGCTAATGATTATGACGATAATTTAACAGGCATTTATGGTACTGAGGGACAGATTGGTATTGTTGGTAATGGTGGCGGCATTTGGGGACCAGATAATGATGGTTCTCACCGTCAGTATATCATGAATGATAGTCATAGTCACACAGTAAACGACAACACAGCACAGAATGCAGCTTCAGCACATACAAACCTTCAACCATATGTAGTTGTCTATATGTGGAAACGAACATCTTAAATTAATTAAAAATAATGCCGACATCTTACGGAACATTACCACAAATTCAATTACCTGATACAGCGAATTCAGCAGTTTCTTATATTAGAAAACGTTTAGGTGAACCGTATATTCAAGTAAATGTATCTGATGAACAAATTTATGATAGAATTGCAGACGCATTTCAATATTTCAGAGATTATTGTGAAGATGGCACTGAACATGTATTTGTAGCTCATGAATTAACTTTAGAAGATATATACAATCGTTATATTCCAGTTGGAGATGATATTTTTGAAATCATTCGTGTTCTTCAGCCATTTCAAATTGATAAAAATATATTAACTGACATTACATATAATATAAGACATTCATTAAATTTTTCTGATTTTATGATGTCGGTATATTCGGGTGATATTTTAGCTCAATATGATTTAACGATGACTAAAATACAAGAACTTATTGATAGATTCCAACCTATTAAATCAATTAGATATAATAGATATGGTGGAAAATTATATTGGAATGAAGATTTTGAAAGAACATATGATGATGGTACTTATATTGTTTTTGAAGCTTATGCAATTATAGATCCTGAAGTTTATGGTAAAATATTCAGCGATAGAAGATTTCTTGCATTAGCAACTGCTTATGTCAAAAAGCAATGGGGAGAAATTTTACAAAAATTTGATGTCATTCCTTTATTTGGAGGAATGAAATTAAATGCTGATAAAATATATGCGCAAGCAGATAGAGAAATAGAAAAAGCTGAACAAGATATTAAAGATAATTCAGAAGGCGTTAAAATCTTTATGGGATAAAAATGGCATTAAATCCAGGATTCAATAATTATAATTTTGCAAATACTCAAAATCTATTTAATAACCTTGTTATAGAAGCAATACAATCAAAAGGTTTTGAAATCAATTATATGCCTAGAGATATCATTAATTATGATGAAATCTTTGGCGAAGGTGATCAATATAAATTCGCCAATAATTATATAATTGAAGTATATATGACTAATGTTGAACAATGGGGCGGTCAAGGTGATATTTTCTCTAAATTTGGAGTAGAAATAACTGATCAAGCCACTCTTATTGTCTCAAGAACACGATTTACAGAAGAAATTGGTGATGTGAGAACAATGCCAAGAGAAGGAGATTTAATTTATGTACCTTTCTCTAAATCCTTTCTTCAAATAATGAAAATGGAATATGATAGTCCATTTTGGCCTCAAGGTGCTAATTATGTCTATGAAATGAAATGTGAACTCTTCTCCTTTGCAAATGAAGAACTTGATACTGCAAATACTACAATTCAAGATGAAATATCCATCTTTGAAGGTGATGCAAATACAGCATTTATGCCTTTCGATAATGATCAATTAACTTCTGAACAATCCGATTTAATTGATTATACTGAAGAAAATCCTTATGGATTTCAATAATAGCTCATTTACCATGTGTGAAAGGAGTAACGAAATTGCCTCTTAAAAAGACAATTTCAGCTTAAAGGAGATGAAGAATCTCCTTTTTTATTTTATAAATATAATAAAAACGATATATATGTCTGAATATTTTAGTCATAATATAATTAGAAATCATGTTGGAGCCTTTGGAAGCTTATTTGATAACATTCATATCAAACGATATGATGAAACCGATCAATTAATTAAAGACGTTAAAGTTCCCGTTTCTTATATTAATAAAGATAAACTCATTCAAATGTACCTTTTTAGAGGTAATGACCCTTCTAATTTCCAAGATAACGTTAAAGTAACTTTACCTAGAATAGGGTTTGAACTTGTTGATATTAGATATAATTCAGAACAAAAAATTAATAGATTAAACGAATATACTGGATTTAAACCTACTGAAATAACTAATTATGAATCACAAATTTTAGGTGAAATTGCTACATTACAAGTTGATGATTATACTACAAACACCCTTTTTAAAACAAAATCCCCAGTTCCTTATAAATTAAGGTTTAATCTTCATATTGGGGCAAATAAACAAAAAGACTATTTACAGATTTTAGAACAAATCCTTCCACTATTTACACCAAATATAAAAATTACAGTAAATTATGATTTAGGTGATAACGTTTTATTAAAATTTGATGAAGCTGTTACTCTTTTAGGCGTTCATAATCAAGAAGTAGGTGGAAATGATTTCAATTCGGCTAAAAGAATTGTAACGACTTTAACATTTGAAATGGAATGTAAATTCTTTAGAGAAGTTTCAGATGATAGATTAATTAAAGTAATTAAAATTAATTTCTCAATTCAAGAAGATGGAAGTGAAGTGGCAGAACGTATTAATATGTTTACTGCGCCTTTAGATAATAAAATTGTTGTTAATTTAGATAGATTCTTTGATGAATTCTCTGAAGACCTTTACCACGATACAACTAGTATTGAAACATCACAAATTTTTTATAAAAAATGAATTATTTTAATCATAATATCACAAGAAAATATGTAGCAATATTTGGCTCGCTATTTGATGGAATTAAAATTAAAAAGGATTCTAAAGATTTTATTGTTCCCATTTCTTATGCTAAAAAAGATAAATTAATTCAAAGAGCTTTAAGAAGGGATGAAAGCCTTAAAGGCGTTTCAATGACATTACCAAGAATGGCATTTGAATTTACTGAATTTTATTATGATGGTGAAAGAAAATTAAATAGATTAAATAAAATTGTAGGTATTGATGAAACAGATGGAGAACGTTATAATCAATTTACACCAGTTCCATATAATTTAACTGCTGAATTATCTATAATAGCTAATAAAAATGATGATATCACACAAATAGTAGAACAAATCCTTCCTCAATTTACTCCTGATATTAAAATTACAGCGAATCTTATTACAGAATTAGAACATTATTTTGACCTAAGTTTTAATTTAAATAGTGTTTATGTCCAAGATCTTTATGAAGGTCTTATAGAACAAAAAAGAATTATAATTTATGGTCTTAATTTCACCCTTAAAGGTTATTATTTTGGTGAATTGTATAAAGATAAACCTATAAATACAGTAATTGGAAATATATCAACTAATTTTTATGGATTTGATGCATCAGAAAGTGAAACAGTTACTATAACCGAAGAAGATTTATGAATAACGAAGAAATAGAATATACAGAAGAAAATTCAACTGATTTAATTAAATCGCAAAAAGCGATAATTGTTCCTGAAGAAACCAATCAAAAATTGGCAGCTCTTAATAAAACAATTGAAGACGATTTTACTTATGTAAGAACTAATGTAAAATCAGTTATTGACACTGCAATGGAAGCTAAAGATAATTTAGCCCGTTTAGCAGAACAATCAGAACATCCAAGGATATTTGAGGCACTTAATGCTGTGTTATTAACTGCTGGCCAACAAAATCAAATGTTACTTGATATAGATGCTAAAATGAAAGATATCGTTGAAGGAAAGGAAGGTTATGAACCTTCTGAAGGAGGTGATAAAATCACTAATAATGCCATTTTTATTGGCACAACCACCGAATTACAACAAGCCGTTGAAGATAAAATTAAAAAAAGTTTAGAAAATGGCAAATAAAATAGGAAGGCCAAAACAAGGAGAAGAAAGAGGTTATAAAGGTAATATTAATCTAAAACCAGTTAATAAACATATTGACTGGACAGAAGAACTATTAGATGAATATACTAAATGCGCTGTTGATATTAAATATTTTTTAGAAAATTACGTTAAAATTGATGCTGTTGATGATGGTTTAGTTAAATTTCAATTACGTGATTATCAACATAGAATGATTGATAGCATTGTAGATAATAGATATACTATAATGTTAACGGCTCGGCAGATAGGAAAATCCACGATTACAGCTGCTGTAGCACTTCATTATGCTCTATTTCGTTCAAGATATAAAGTTGGTCTATTAGCTAATAAAGATGATTTAGCCAAAGAATTACTTGATAAGATATTTACTGCCTTTGAAAATCTTCCTCTTTGGCTTCAACAAGGTGTTAAGAAAATGGATGCTCATGAATTAGTTTTAGAAAATGGATCTCGTATATTTGCCAGAGCAACCTCAAAATCTGCTGTTCGTGGAAGGTCTATAAACTGCCTCATACTTGATGAATTTGCACATATTAATGAAAATTTAGCACAAGAGTTTTATGCATCTACATTTCCTACAATTTCTTCAGGTAAGACAACGAAATTAGTTATCATTTCAACCCCAAAAGGGTATAATTTATATCATAAACTTTGGACAGACGCTGAAAACCAAAGAAATACATTTAATCCTGTTAAAGTTCTTTGGTATGAAGTTCCTGGAAGGGATGAAGCATGGAGAAAGGAACAGATTGCAAACACTTCAGAAGAATTATTCCGTCAAGAGCATGAATGTTCATTTGATTCATCTTCAAATGGATTAATTACAGCAGAGAAGATTCGTGAATTGATGTCTACACATATTCAGCCAATAGAAAAGGATGATGATAATTGTCTTTTAATTTATGAAAGACCAAAAGAGAATGAAAAATATATTATAACGGTTGATACGGCTAAAGGTGTTGAAAAAGATTATAGTGCATTTCAGGTCATTAAAGTCACTACATCTACTTATGAAGTTGTCGCAGTTTATAGAAGTAATAAAATTTCAACTTTAGTTTATCCTGATGTCATCAATAAAGTTGGATTAAATTATAATAAAGCAGATTTATTCATAGAAAACAATGAATATGGTCATCAAATAACAACAATTTTAACTTTTGAGCTTGAATATCCTAATATAATTTGGACAGAATTATCTAATAAAAAACAACGCATAAGTTATGGAAGTGACAGTAAAGCGCTTCCTGGTATAAGAACCACATCAAGTGTAAAGAATATTGGTTGTTCCAATTTAAAAGCGTTAGTTGAACATAATAAACTTAAAATTCCTGATTATGATACAATTTCTGAATTATCTTCATTTACTAGAGTAAAGGAGAGTTATCAAGCGGATGAAGGTAAGCATGACGATTTGGTCATGTGTTTGGTTCTTTTTTCTTGGCTAACTACACAGGATTATTTTAAGGACATTGAACAAAATGTTGGAGAAGATATTAGAGGGATGCATCAAGATAACATCAATTCAAATTTATTGTCCATTGGTTTTTTCACTACAGGAAAGGAAGAAGAACAGGAATTTGATGATGATTACGAAAAAGATTATAACGATGGTTGGAGAGTTGATAAAAAATGGGATTGCTTTGATGATGAAAAAGAAATGAGAGAATATTTTAGATTATGAAAATTTTATAAATATAATAAAAGATATAGTGTTAACAGAAATAACCGATAATAATTACGAAGAATATAGTCAATTATATTATAATAATTCTCATTGTATGTCAATTGAAGATTATTATAATGATATAAAAACGTTTAAATACATTAAATCTTATTTTAGACGTTATTTCAGTGGAAATGAAATTAAGGTAGATGTTTTATTAAATCATTTTATATACACATATAATTGTTTTGGTGAACATATGATTGAGATTATGTTTTATTATTTTGAAGATTTTTACCATCCTTTATTAAAGACCATCTTTCATTATTTTAAAATAATGCCGAAGGAAATAAAGGTAAATAAAAAAATAATCTATGATTCTGATGTTGTTTTAGTAGAAGACTTATACGAACAACTTAAATATAGTAAAAGATAAATAAAAAATGTTTAGTAAAGAATCATGGATAAATAACTCCGCTACATTACTTTCAGCTTGGTCTGGTTCTACCGTTTTTACATGGGCAACTCTATGGTCACAATTGACAGGAGATGCTAATTTTTTTACCATCATTGTTTGGATTTTAACTACTTCTCTTGCCTTTTTGTCAGGCTATTCTAGATGGCGTTTGAATCTTGCCGAAGAACAAGAACGCCTTTCAGAAGCAAGAAAAAATAATGCCGAAGCAGCTAAAATTGAATTTGAAGTCTCTGATGATATCTATAAACGAACTGTTGCAGAAAAATGTGATGAAGATTGCTTATATAAAGACCTTTATGCAAAACTTTTACCCTTGCTAAATAAAAAAGATCTGTCGGCTAATAATAACATATTTACTTAATATGCCAAGTGACATTACAAAATTACTAAGAGCTAATAATACCATTAATGATATGAGACTAAAAGTAAATGAATTAGTCTATACAATGAATTATGATATTATTAAATTTTCTACAGGTAATACTGCATTAAATGAAGGAGATATCTTAATATCTGATGGCTCTGGATTTATTACAGAACCTAAAGAATTTTTAACCGATGGTGGAAATTTCTGATTTTATAAATATAATAAAAAGTATAATTATTTACTATGCCAAATACAATTAGAGTAAAACGTAGGGCTTTAGGTGGTTCCATAGGTGCACCTTCTTCTCTTTTAAATGCAGAATTAGCCTTTAACGAGAGCGATGAATCCCTATATATAGGTGTGGGAACCGGAGGCGAAGGAGGTTCTGCAACTGTAATCCTTCCTATCGGTGGCCCTGGTTCATTCATAACAAGAGGCACTTCACAATCAGTTTCAGGAGATAAAACTTTTAGCGGCACTGTTACAATAGATGGTACAACTAAAGTTAATAATATTGAAATATATGGAGGTAATCTAACCTCTAACTCCGCTATAGTTAATCTATTCCTTGCAGCTACTTCCTTAAATTTAAGCGCAAATACAGGCACTACAACAATTAATAATGACCTTCTCGTTAAAGGTGATTATGAAATTCTTGGTAGTATAGAAGTAGGAGAAGATTTTACCTTAAATGGTAACCTTCAAGTTGATGAAAATGTTTTGATTTCAGGTAATACCACCCTTACAGGAGACCTTGCAGTTAATGGCGGTGACCTTACAACCAATTCAAGCTCATTTAATTTCATTACTACTGCCAATAATATTACATTTGGTTCATCAACTTCAACTTCTGTAATTCAATCAGCTAATACTTCCCTTTCAGGAGATTTAAATGTATCTGGAAATACTGCTCTCGTTGGAAGTCTTATTGTTGGTGGTGATCTTTCAGTAGAAGGTACATTGACTACAATTAATTCTACTGTCGTTAGTGTTGATGATAAAAACCTTGAATTAGGTTCAACAGATACTCCTACTGATAATACAGCAGATGGTGGTGGTCTTACATTAAAAGGTGATACAGATAAAACTATCATATGGGATATCATTAATTCCAATTGGTCGTCTTCTGAACATTGGAATCTTACTTCTGGAAAAACATTCAAAATTGATAATGCTAATGTATTATCTTCTGACACTTTAGGTTCTGGGGTTCTTTACTCTTCTCTAACAACACTTGGCACAATTACAACAGGTGTTTGGAAAGCAACTACTCTTACTGCTAATAATGGTGGTACTGGTTTTTCTTCATACGCAATCGGTGACATTCTTTATGCAAATGCTACGGGAACATTAGCAAAACTTCCAATCGGCACATTGGATCAAATTCTTCAAGTTAATAGCTCAGGCGTTCCATCATGGACAAGCGTTATTGATTGTGGCGATTTCTAAGTTTTATAAATATAATAAAAGGCTCTCTCAATAGGGAGTCTTTATCAACAGTATCTATATACGGTAATATATGGCAAACGACAATAGAGTACTACTGAAGAAATCCTCAGTAGCATCAAAAATACCTGCTAACACAGACATACAGATTGCAGAAGTTGCAATCAATCTCACGGACAAAGTACTTTATTCTAAGGACACAGCCAATACCGTATTCCTCCTAAAAGCCGACCCTCTCTATAATACAGGTCTCCAAGACAATCTTGATG